CGCCGCTCTCGATTGCCCACGCTCGTTGGCGATTTTTATCATGTTTCGTGAAAATGAACATGATCAGCTTCTCCAACTAGACGTCAAACCGGACGATTATTTGTCTGGTAAGGACTTTCGGGATGCATACCAAGCTACAAAATTTCTCTCCAAAGCGGACTTCTTATCTACAAGTGTGGATAAGAAGTTAGTTGCGATGAAGGGGTTTTTCGATAGCGAAGATATGTGCAGGAAAATCAACTTGGATAATTTTCGGACGTCTTACCTAAAACATAAGGCGTTCGAGTGGATTCATAATGAATCTACTCGTAAAATGAATTTTATCCTTCGAGATTTTACCGCCAACGAGTTTTTCGATTCAGCCAATTGGGGACCTGGTGTTACTCAATTAATAAAACGAGACACCAGTGCTACCAATAAATTCCGTTTAGAAAACGGAATAACGCGAAACCTACATGATTTTATGGGCGAAATTTTCGCACTCGCCTATCCATCTTGGTTGATAAAGAAATTTATCCATCAGGGTGGAAATAAAATCGTGACCGTCCCTAAGAATTCTAAGACGGATCGTACCATTGCCATCGAGCCAGGGATAAATCTCTGGTTTCAAAAAGCCGTGGGTACTATGATTCGCCGTAGACTTAGTAGGGTGGGAGTAGATCTCAATTCGCAAGATAGGAATCAACGACTCGCTAGGTTGGCCAGCAAAACTGGCCATTTAGCGACAGTTGATTTTTCTCAAGCAAGTGACTCAATCAGTCGAGCGACCGTTGAGGCATTAATACCGTCTCGATGGAAAGTTCTGCTGGACGTCACGAGGTCTCCTTTTGGTTCCCTTGGAACGACTCAACTCTATTATGAAAAGTTTTCCAGTATGGGAAACGGTTTCACTTTTGAGTTGGAGTCACTTATATTCTATGTCTTAGCTATGAGTTGTTGTAAATACTTGCAGCTAGAAACAAAGGATGTAAGTGTGTACGGGGATGATGTTATTATTCCCGTAAAAGCGTTCCAACTGTTCCGGGAAATAGCGTTGATTTATGGCTTTAGCGTTAATACTGAGAAAAGTTATTTCTCAGGTTATTTTCGCGAAAGCTGTGGATCTCACTATTTCAATGGAATGGACTGCAAACCTTACTATCTCAAAGAAGTAGTCGATGGAGATTTGAGAGTCTACCAGGTTG